CTAGTCCGTTGGATTGATAATTTTTTCTCCAGGTATCGCAAATAAATCTTGCCTGCAATGTAAACCAAATACTCCAATTTGTTTCCCATTACAACCTATGCTGACAAAATGCGGACATTTTCTAATTCTAAAACAAGAAAACCGCAAAAGCTTTTTATTAGCCATTTGCGGTTTTTCCTTGTGATTCCGTTGCGATTCGGAATATAAAATACTATAAAACCAATACATATAACATTATATTAAAAATCAGAGTTATATAAAAATATTATATTGCATACCATTGCATTATGTTGTGCAATATTTGAACTGAGTTGTGCAATTTTAGTATATTTGCACAACCGATATAACAGAGAATATATGACTACAGTAAAAGCATTTATAAGAACTGGGAAGAAGGATAAAGAGGTAAATGTCAGATTTCGATTATCTGATGGACGCAATGTACAGTTATTCCACAAATCAGATATTATGGTCTCTCCTACTCTTTGGGATGCCAAGACTGAAAAATATAAGGCTAAAAGTATTATAAAGTTAGACATAAGAACATCATTTAACACATCTATTGAAGAACGGAAGAATCTAATTTTATCCATTTATGGGAGCAACAAAGAATTAACCAGTGAAAAACTGGAAATCTTAATAGACCAGCACTTACATCCTGAAAAATATAACATCAGCAGTGAAGAGGAATCCATGTGTAGTATGTTCCAACGCTATGTTGACGGATGGCTAAATGCAGGTGTAATAGGTCCCGGCAGAAAGAAACATTACGATGTAGTGATAAGGGAACTGACTCGATTCCTCATTATCAATGGCATTGACGGGTTGCCGGTCAATGAATTCAATAAGGAACATATTCTAAATTTTCGTGATTTTCTACGCAAAGAATACACTCTGGTTGAAAAATTTCCAGAACTGTACGCAGAAATGAATAAGCGGAATATACCATCAAAGGAAAGAAGCCAGAATACAATTGCTGAGAAACTATTATTATTACAAGCATTTATGGTGGAGCTTGAAAGTAATGATGTTATTCCCGTATCTCCTTTCCGCAAGATAGGAAAAGAAAAAGAGTCCATTATGAAGCAACAATATGACGAGCCTTTCTTTCTCACCAAAACAGAATTCAATGAAGTTGTCCACAAAGAATGTCCCGAAACATTGCAGCGAGTAAAAGATGTATTCGTTGTTCAATGTTGTTTCGGTTGCCGTATAGGTGATTTCAGACGATTCACTTTTGATAATATCAGCATTGAAGAAGGAATACCTTACATTCATTATTTACCTCAAAAAACACACAAGGATGGACTTATACGCACTGAGATAAAAACTCCCATCATTCGTATTGCTTATGATATTATTATGAAGTATAAAGGTAGGCTACCAAGCAATGCTTTGTTACCCTATTATCCTGATGGCAATGGTGAAACCGGGTACAATTATCAAATAAAAAAACTACTTGAATACTGTGAGATTAGCCGGAAAGTGGCAATGTTTAGTGCGGCATTGGGAACAAATGAATACAAATCCATATATGAGATTGCAAGCAGTAAACTTGCCCGTAAAACTCATGTAGATTTAATGAATAAAGTTCAGATAGATAAATACGCAGCAGGCCTTCATGCAAAAGGCAGTGGAGCCGTAGACAGATATACTGGATTAGGTATAAAAGAACGTTTTATTTTAATGTGTGCGGCTTTTGGCTGTAATCAGTATGAAGTTGACGATGATTTATCTGTAATGGAATAGGCTCACTTAGTATCTCATATTGATACTCTGTTATTTGACACCATCCCCGTAGTTGAGCCGCTACGGGGATTTTTACTGAAAAAGAAGCGATTCATTCAACTGCCTTTTCCACAATCTCCATCACTACATGGCTTGACTCCAACCAGAACCAATACCACAACCAAAGCATAATCCCACCCAACCAAACAAAAGCCACATCAATATAGTACAAATTTAATATCCTGCTAACCAATACACATAAGAGTTCTCCGCAAAGCACATAGGCAGCAACCATAGTAACAAGCTGGTCATTGGCAACAGTTATCAAAACCAGAATGCCTATAACGGGAAGAAGGGAAATACAATCAATTAGAAGTTGTTGTTTGTCATTCATAATACAATAGGGATTAGAATACAAATATAAACATTATTTTGTATAAAACAACCCTCTATAATAGGAATTTCTGACGAAAAAGAAACGAACTATTATTACAATATAAACAAAAAGAGCGACTATTCAGCCGCCCCTTTCGCATTAACGAGATAGACATAAAAGCATCTCGAATCATCTCTGTAGATGGATGCCGAACCACTACAGAGTTTCCATTCATTCTACAGTTTCTCCTTTTTCATTCAGAAGTACCGTTACTTCTTCAGTGGATTGATTTTCCTTGGTGATGGTCAACACAACCTTATAAATCTTACCGGTTTCTTTCTCGGAAATGAAAGCCTCCTTTATTACAGCCCCCTCATAGTCCTTAGCCAAGACATTCATAACTGCCTGAGGCAAGTCTTTTACTTCCACTTTTGTGAACTCATCCTGAGGATTTTGCTGAGTTTGCTCTACAGACTGTGTTCCAGAAACCACGTAAGCAAATGCTACTGAACTGCCTAATCCCATAACCATTGCTAATGCTACCAATACTTTTTTCATAATCGTAAGTTTTAAGTAAATAAATATAGTTTTTGTATTAACTATAGGACAAACGATATGCCATGATGTACATCAGTACATAATACATTATACATCAGCATATTATAAAAACAAGAAGGAATAATTATGTGTGGAAATATGTGGAACTGAGTACCACACATGGGGAATAATTACACAATATGGATTACTTAATTCTTGGGAAATGGAACAAGACAGCTGAATAAGCTGCCCCTTCTATAAAACAGTCAACAAACAGACATTCACTAATCAAATGACATAAACATAAGCATAAATAACCCGGCTAAAGCCATAGCAAATGCAATTACCATACAAAACTCTTTTTTCATAACTAATAATTTGGTTAAACACATATTTCCATCGCACGTTCAACAACGCACTCTTGTCTCCGACAAAACCTCAGCCGCATAAAAGCTGAGGTCCAGCATGTTCCTTTCAATATATACAATCAATTAGAGCACACAATGTTGGAACATTCTGTAAATCCAGTATAAAGAAACTGCAATGGCTGAAAGAAGGACTATACTAACACTATATACCGGATTCTACTATAAAGACAACTGCTTTTCTGAAATTCCCTACGTGACTTGAGGGAATTTTTATAAAAGAAAGGGCACGCAAACGAAAAAGCCCCGACATGTCATACACAAGGTATGAATTGTTACTGAAATATGAACAAAGGAAAAGGCAACTTATTGGGCTACCTTTCCTTTTATATAATCTATTCCCTCATTCCCCATACCTTTTTTCCAGATATTATATGTAATATATGACAAATAATCACAGTTTTCATTTATAATATTTTTATCAATACTGAACTCATTACATCTTAAAGCCTCACTGGATTTGCAATGCCTTTCAATACCTTTTTTCTTATACAAACAACATATCCTCTCGCTCGTATAATAATTCGTTTTATAATATTTACATAAGAAACAATTTCTCACATTTTCATAATTTTTATAGGCAATTACCCAACCAAAAGTCAAAGGATCTATAGTACGATTAGTATAATAATCGAATGTAATCTCAAATATAGCAGATGAATATCGATGGGTATATTCATTACAACTAATACGCTTATATAAACCTTTCATTGATTCTAATAATACGAATTTATTGAGTTGCATCCCACATGTTCTAGTAATCCCATCTTTACGCCTAAAATTATAAAACATTGTTGTCTCATCTTCTGAAATCATTCCATTTCTTATAATATCGTCTAATTCATATTCAGAGCTTAGAGCAACTTCAATAATACGCATCCCAGATTCTATCTTCTCCTTCTCACATTGATGTGAAACTAAAATCTCAATAAAAATAGGCTCATGTCTATTTTCAGAATCAGAAAGAAATAAATCAGCCCGGAAACCTTTATATGTTTTTTCTCGAGTAATTACATTGTAATAATTCTTTAAGTTAAAAGATCGGCTCGATTCTTTCTCACAATAATAAGAAGTATAGTCATCATGATTCCATAGACAATGTTCAAAATTAGAGCATCTATCTTTTGTTCTAAAAGAGATATTTAATGCACCATCTGAATTAAACCACTCTTCAATTCTTTTCTTGGCAAGAGCATGAAGATAAGTTTCATAGCTACAGTTTTGCGGTCTTATCTTATGAGCATAATGCTTTACTTTAATAGAACCTTCTTTTACAACCATTTCTCCTTTGCAATGAGGACATCGATATTCTATTCCTTTCTGAGCATTTTCAATACCAATGCAATTTTCATTCTTATCAAGAGCATACGTATATTTGAGTTCTGCCATAATATTAAAGAATCATGCTTTATTCAACTACTCCTTCAACAAACCATTCCTATTCATAATAACCAAATAACAATTAAATTTGAATTACTTCTCTTTTTTTATATTTATAAAACTAATATTATTATATTCTCCCAATTTTGCTTGCTGATTATTTGTTAAAACTTTAATCTGCCACTTTATATCATCGTAAGAATCCTGACCATAATGATAAAATATAAGCTCTTTTTCTTTACATCCAAATTGAGATTGTCGTCTAAAAAAATCATCAAAATAAGAATGATCTGTTTGCCCCAAAGAATATCCAAAAAAGACTATTTTCTCTGCATTATCCAAGATGTAAGGTAACCCCTTGACTTTTTGATAAGGATTATGAGATTTATACAGAAATACATGCCTTTTATCTATTTCGGCATTATCTTCTACTCCAAATACAATGCCATTCCTCAATGTACCATGAACATGATTGATTAAATATTCTGATTTATTATATGAAATATCACTTAATATATTTTCAATTGTATAGGTATAATTAAATGTAAGAATATAGACTGGAGATGATTTAAAAGCATGGTCTAACACATAAGTGCCTATAGCTGAAGAATAGCACCCTTCCTTAGTCACCTCTATCAAATATGACTTTAAATGAGAACACAGTTCATTGTATTCATCACGCAATGTGTCACTCTTTTTAGGTTCACCTTCTATAGATATTCTTGAAAGAAAAGTTCTTTGCGAATACTCACTTAACTCATTTTCAATATCAATCCATAAATTTAGAGATTGCCTCTCTCGAAGATAGTCCACCAAAAAGTTATTCTTTATATCAGAAAACCAATGGCTTTTCATAAAATCCTTATAAGAAGTTTTCAGACCAAGATTTAAGTCAAACCCGTTACCTACAACAAACACGGTTTTATAGTTTTGCAATTCATCCATAGTATTATAGAATCAAAGTCACTTCACAAAAATACAAAGTTAAGAGGAATTATCCTATAAAAAGTAAATAAAAAAGCCCCGATGGAAACCGGGGCGAAATGCGTATTAATTTAAAATTTAGAAAAAAGGAATTATACTTGAGCATAAAAACAATCTAAATCTAAAACAGCTCGTCTTATTGCTCGATAATCATTATGAGGTACCGTAACAAATTGTTCCCCTTCCTCCCCTAATTCTGCAGAAAATAATCCTTGAGGGGCTCGTGATGTATTTATTAAGTCCACATAACATCCATAATCTATACTATAAACATTATATCGTATCCCTGGAGTATCCTGACTTGAGACACTCTGTTTTATAACGTGTATCACTCTAGCATCGTACAAATAATCAATAAGATTATTTTCAATATCTGTCCTTAATAAGAAAGCGCGAGCATTCCTTTTACCAATCACCTCATCTATAATCCATCGCAAAAGTTTTATAGCTTCCATACTTGAAGTTACAGACTTTTCTTTATCACGATTATACCATATACGAGAGGCGTCTCTTATATTTTTAATAGATATATTACTAGAAGCAGCCTTTGTAGCAGCTTGAACTAAAATATTTATTGCGTCTCTAGGTACTCCCTCCGAAGCTCTCACTAATTCTTCAAAGGCAGGAATTTGCGTAAAAGTATTACTAATTAATTCATCCGCAAACTTTACTTTCTGCTCTTCTGGCAATAATGAATTTATATGCTTAAACAATAAATTTTTAAAAAAGTCTATTGATAAATAATCATTATTATCGAATACCATAAATTCATCCAAATTAAGACTTGTCATATCAGCACCTGTTTCGATACCAATATATTCCGAAATACTCTTTTGGATTTTAAAATTAGAACGATGTTCTATCGCTCCTATTTTTACTGTTACACCATAAATAGGAAATAAACAACGCCTCAATAAATCACCTAAAAAAGGTTGTAATTCAACAGGTATTTCAGCCCATTCGTCTAATACAATCCAAAACTCATGAGGAGCTATCAAGTTAAGTATTTTAGACATAATGACCCTAATAGAAGGAAAGTGTACTCTATGATTTTCGAAGCCAGTATTTACTGTTTTTTCTCCTATTTTTTCCCCAATACAACAATCTTTTGTAAAACCAATATTTGGAGCTGTTCCCAAAGTTAGTGCGACATTGTTAGAGTTTTTAATATTTGATTCAACCAAATTTTCTTTAGTAATTTCACCGCTTATTTTTATTTCTGAGATAGAAGTTGCTAATTCCTCCAATAAAGGTCCCATAGTTCCCATATGTACATCTTCTCTATTGTCTTCAGCAATGAATTCAAATATCTGATCATGAATAACTGAGAACACATCAATAAGCAGTCTTGTCGCTCTTTCCGAGACAGGAATAGTTCTATCTGAATATAAACCGCCTGTAGAACCTACTAAACGTAAATCAATATAAATAGGATAACTACCTTCATTTTCTATTTTCGAGCATAAATATTTAAGAACATGCGTCTTACCTGTCCCGCGTCGGCCATATAAAATTTGATGGTCATTATTCATTAATTGAGTAAACAAAGAGCCGACATCAACAAAAGTATTTACCAATTGTTCCGTAGAATATTTCTCTGACCTTTTCCTTAATTTTAAGATAGCTGTATTTATTTCTTTAGCCATAGCACTAATTATATAGTGCAAATATAACTAAGTTTAAGATATAAAACAAAATTTTCAAATAAAGAGATTCACATAATATTACCACTGAAATAAATCATAACTTATACCACCGCCAACATAAAAACCACCCGGATAACCATATCCAGCCTGCAACCCTAATCCCCAACGCTTCTTCTTCGACTTGACAACCACCGGATGGTAAATATCATTCGTCACCGTCTGATACACAGTCTTAGGAAATACCTGTAAACTATCCAGCCGAGGGTCTACATATCCACTTACCACAGCCCGATACGAGCTGTCTCTATATACCACTTGCTTACGATGAAGCAAGGTATCACCTATCCGTGTCGTATCATCTGGCACGAAACGCCAGAACACAGCCATCGGTGCAGAGATAAGCATCGTATCTACCTTGACAACCGTCTTTATCTTCGTCTCGGTACGTATTTCTGCCGACAAAGGCTCGTGCGGACGAAACCAAGCCGCCACACAAGCAAGCAATACAACCAATATCCACAGTAACTTTTTCATTCCTCAAACCTTAAATCGTTAATCCGATTCATCCACCCCCGTTTGAATTTATTGTTCGCCGGACGAGAGCGGCATATATCCTCGATGAAATCGAACCGTGCAATCTTAATCATGTCGAACAACTCACGCGGGTTCCTGGCATTCACCGCAGCGAGTGTCTTAGGACCTACTATTCCATCCACAGTAACACCAAGCAAGCGTTGAGGTATCTTTATTCCGTGTGCACCCGATGCCCACACCCAATCGACAAGGATATTTGCTACGGACTGGCTCGTTATCAAATCTGCCTTCCATCTATCCCAATAATGCGGCTTGAGCACCCGGTTAACGACATCCTCACGGGTAAGCAGACGCAGGTCATCCACGTCTATATCACCGTCACCGTCCTTGTCATAGCCGCATGACTTCCACGTGCCGATAGTCACACCCATATTCGTTGCACCTCCAAGGTCTGCCGGGTCATTCACGAAACCGCCTTCCCATTTGAGAATCCAAGGCGCTAATTTATACACATTCGCCATTCTTATTTTCCTCCTTGATTTTTGGTTTTACATAAAAATACAATATATTTGCAAACGCCTTTGTTTAAACTTTAAGTTGTGTAGTATTAAGGGAAAGGGAGCCGTTGTGAAACACCTTCCTTTCCGCGAATCAGTAGCCGTTTTGCGGTTCTCTGTCACCGCATTTCTTCCTCTCACACCGTTTCAGTGCCAGTTCCAGTTTCAGGTCAGAATTAGCCTCCTTCAGTGTAAACAACTCATCCTGCACCTTACGGAGCCGGTCTGTCTGCTCCACAAATCGCTGTTCCTTCTCCGAAAGCTGCTTCTGCAGGAACTCGTTGTACTCCCGTAATGCCTTGAACTCCTCGACATCAGCATGCGCGTCCTCAATACGCGCATTGGTCTTGCGCGACATCCACCACTTAACAAGCTGCTTGATGCCCTCGATGCCACCGAGTGCGGTCACCAACATAATCCAATCATTCATTTCCATTTCTCCCGGTTTAACAATCGATACAAATTATAAGCACCCCCACATAAGCACAAGCAAACGCTGCCATCTCCGCCCAGAACAGCCATTTCCGGTATCTCAACATGATAACAACGGCTATCGGGAAAGCAACCGCAGGCAAGTACCACATACCGGAGAGACAAACCCAAAGAATTGTAGCTAATCCGGCTATTACTGTCCCTGCATAATGTACTTTGCTCTGAAATTCCTCCTTGAACAGCGGGGCTGTCCCGACGAACATCAGCCCACCGCAAGCAAGAAATGCCAAACATTGCAGGTTCTCCGATGAGCATTCAATCCACACCGGCATAAGCAGCATGGCAGGAACAACCATCGCCGCCTGAAACAGCCACGCCGGGCGGTTCCGTTTCTTCAGTTGATAGTAGGTGTCAGAGAGAGACCAGGGCACTCCGCACACTCTCACCGCATACATTATGTACATAGTGAGCAAAAACAGCGACATAAAATATAAGTAAATCATAAGCCATCAATTTAAAGGTTGAACACTAATTTTTCAGGATAACCGGAAGTGTAATCATACGCTCCGACCTCCTCTTTCGTAGCAAGTCCCATAACCGCGGCCAGATGTTCCTGCGTGGCATTATAGCATTCCAGGGCATACAGTTCCAGTGCGGCCAGCATCTGCAAGGCAAGAGGAATGGGGATTACATACTTCACGGTATCATACCACAGCACGGTTGTCTCCTTGCCCGCAGCCTGCTCGATAGTGATTGAGTTTGCCAGTCCTACCCGCGTATCCTTGTCAAGCCACATCCGCTTGCCGCCAAACGTAAAGGAATTCACGGCATCGGACCCGTCGTAAACAGCAATTTCATTGACCTTCGCGCTCTTCACACCCTCCAAAGTCGGCTCATAGGGAGGGATTAATTCACATTCAAGAATTTCCTTTGCAGACGCTGCCGGATGGGTTTCATAAAATGCTTTTTGTTCCGCATTCAACGGTACCCAGGCTCCATTCAGGTAATCCTCATAGGTTGTACCCACTTCATAGTTTCCGTCCAGTTCAAAATCAAGACGGACAACTTTCTCCTCTGAATAAATATGTATATATTGCATTATTGTTAAAGCCTATTTTTATTCATTATGATAAATCGGTAATTCGCTCTAATACCTGATGTAAGCGGTGCTGTATTTATTTCAGTAAATGAGCCCAAATAATCCGAAGATTTGAACATACGATACGGAGAAGAACTTTCCTGTGCTATCGCATACTTTCCGTCAGACGACAGCCCCAAAGCAAAGCTATTGCCAATAACGGAATGTTTCAATGCCCAGGTTTTTCCGTAATCAGCGGATATACGTGCACCGGAATAAGAGTACCCCCCCTCTATAACCATATATTTCCCGTCATAGGATACAGCCAATGTACGGGCAGAGAAACTCGAATCGGTAATTTTAGTCCACGTCTTCCCATAATCCCCGGAATAATAGGCATAGTATAACTTTGATGAACTCTCCCTGTTGCAGCAACACAACATGTATTTGCCGTCACCGGAAATGGCAATCTTTGTGATAGGCCCCCTGAATATTTCACTGCTGAAAGTTTCTCCATAATCGAAAGATATAAACAGCTCATGGGTAGTATAATAGGGAGAATTTGACGCATATGCCACTACGTATCTGCCGGAATGGGACATTTCCACCCCCATGAGAGGCACGGTATTGTCTTTTAATCCATTGGAGACCCGCCATGTCTTCCCATAATCCCCGGAAAGCATCAAATCATATTTGTTATTGCTATTCTGACACACAACAGCGACCAGATTCCCCCTGCCGTTGCAGGCTATCGAGTATACGGAATAGCAATTATCAGGCTTGAAAGGTTCTGCCGTCTCCAGAAAATCCGTAGAACGCAATAATCCCACATTTGCCATATAGCACGAGCAATAGATATGCCTGCCGTCTCCGGACATGGCAATCCTCGTTCTATCGTTGCTGAAAAAGTATTCGTTTACATTAGGAAGGTCGGAAGGTTGTCTTCTGGTCCATGTCATTCCACAATCCTTGGAAATATCTATTAAGGCTCTACTGTCGGAGAATGCAATCACATACTGACCGTCCTTTATATTATTGCTTCGTCTTTTTAATACACTCATAAACCTTAGTCCCTTGTTTTTACGGATATTGAATAGGCGCCAGCGGCATAGCACCAGATACTAATCTCAAAGATATCTCCAGCGGAAACACTGATTGAAGTACCGGACATCGAAGTGAACGCGCCGGTATTGGGTATCGGCTGTGTGAATGCCGCCGATGCGACGCAGCGGATATACAAGTCATTGCCCACTGACATTCCGGAAGCAAGGCTGATGTTCGTGGCAGAACCCAAACTTGCAGTGATACTTCTCTTGGAAATTGGCAGGGAGGCCAGTGTCGTGACCGTATTCGCACCGGTGACTGTCGGGTCACCGACACCTTGCGGCCCTTGTGGTCCTTGCGCACCAGTCGCCCCTTTAGGTCCAGTAGCTCCGGTAGCACCCGTAGCGCCTTTTGCTCCGGTAGCACCCTTCAGGTTCTTGAAAGCAAAGGAAAAGGTTCTGGCCAATGCGGTACCACCGAGAGAAACGGTCACGGAGGGCGTACCGATGTTGGCGTCAACCGTAGCAGTAGCACCGGTAATACTGGCACTTGCACCTGCTGCACCCGTGGCACCAGTAGCACCGGTAGCGCCTTTTGCACCCGTATCACCTTTGTCTCCTTTATCGCCCTTTGGACCTTGTATTCCTTGTGCACCAGTGGCGCCTTTTGCACCAGCAGGACCGGTAGCACCAGTATCACCTTTTACTCCTTGCGGTCCTGTGGCACCGGTATCACCTTTCATGCCCTGTGGACCTTGTACGCCTTGAGGACCTTGCGCTCCCGTATCCCCCTTCTCGCCTTTATCGCCCTTTGGACCTTGCAATTGTCCTTGACTTTGCCAATCACCGTTATACCAGGCATAATATGTATAAGGCAATGCAGTTCCAACGGAATAGAAACCAGTGATGTTTGCCCCGTCAGGTACAGCAGTCTTTAAGGCATCAAGCGTATCGTAACGTCCAAGAAGGGTGAATGTATCTCCCGGCTTGCCTTTCACATAGATATCCGTCTTAACGTATTCTTTAGCGCTCTTATCCCATTGGTATACATAGTGGTCTGCACCGATGTAGGTAGGATGTTCTGCCGTATCAGTAGCATTCGCAGTAGCCGTCTCCGATTCCTGCTTGAGGGCAGCAAATTCAGTGACACGGGTACTTTCAGCATTTACGCGTCCGGTTTCGGCTGTTTGGCGGTTAGTTTCCGCACTATTACGTGTATCCTCAGCAGTGCTTCGGGCATTCTCAGCAGTAACGCGCTTACCTTCTGCTGTAGCACGACTGGTTTCAGCATTGACACGACCCGTTTCGGCTGTCTGTCGGGTTGACTCTGCGTTGGCCCGCACTGTCTCAGCATTTTTACGTTCCTCCTCGGCGCTGACACGTTTACCTTCGGCAGTAACACGGCCGGTTTCGGCAGTTGCCCGTCCGGTCTCAGACGTCTGTCGGACCGCTTCAGCTTTGCCTCGCTCTGTCTCTGCCGTTTTCCTGAGACCTTCGGCTGTCACACGTTCCTTTTCGGCATTGATACGCGTAGTTTCAGCAGATGCGCGGGTACTTTCAGATGAAGCACGCTTTGTCTCAGCCGTTTCACGGGATTTCTCAGCTTCCTTGCGTGCGTTCTCCACTATGACACGCTCCGCTTCGGCTTTGCGCACTTCCTCAGCAGCTTCCTCAGCAGGGGCAGACAGCAACTCAAGCGGTGCCTCGACCACCGATTCTTCCATACCGGCAAGACGGAGGGCGGGCAGGCTCACGATATCGGCCAGCGAATCGACAATCTCCACATCGCCCACACCTTGGGAGCCGACAAGAAGGGCTTTCTTCACCTCCTCTACAAGCTGGTTGAACTGATTTGATTCCAATACCATAATTTTCAGAATTGATTTAAGATGGCTGGATGACGTTCAGTTGGTTAATTACCGCACGTTTCACGGCAGCTATGAGCCGCGAGTTCTTCACCACAAGTTCAAGAGCCTTGCAATACTGTTCCGGGATTTCCACCGCATCTTTCGAGTAGTAGATTTCCCGTGCCAGGTCTTCAAAGCCTATATCCAGAAGGATACTTCCGTTGTACATCATTTCATTGCCGACCGTTTCGGCTACGTCGAAGGTCTGCTTGGCGCCTTCGAATGAGGTCTGGGCCTCGATTTTCTTAAAGTTGATTTTCATACTTTCTATTTTAATTATTCTATATACTCATCCATGACAGATACCAATTCCCCAAAACCCGTTTTATCACATGCCATTCACGCCCGTTGATATTCGTCCTGGAAGAGTTCGCGAACGTACCGGAAGGAAAACTGATGGTATTCCCGTTCGGCATTATCCATATCTCATGCCCGTCAGAAGAGGACGGAAGGGATATAGTACAGTTGCCGTAAAAAAGCAGTGTGTGGTCGGTCGCCTTAATGCTGTACCTTGTAACCGAAGAGAGTATCACGTCAGTATTCCGGTATACACCTTGCGTCTTCAGCGGCCCGGCAATTTCCAGAGTCCCGGAGGACGGAGCATACATCTTCCCCACTATCACATCACCACCGAAATAGCTCTCGCCGGAAGATACGTGTATGGCCCTATTGCGCCCCGGAATGGTTGCAGAGATGGTTACCACCCCTTTGACTGTGCCCGCTTCCATAGTCTGGTAGGGCCTTATCAGGATGCTATTGGCTCCTCCGTCCGACGCTATCGCATGCAGATAGTAGCTCTTGCTGAGTTCGAATTGCGTAGTGCTATCTGTAAGGTCGGTCACGAACGCTCTCGAGTTGGTGGATATACCGTTACCATGCAGATACAGATAGTCACCTATCCGGCCGCTGGAGGCGTTTATCTTTCCGTTTACGGTGATGCCGTTCAATATGGCGTTGGCACCGGAAATATTTCCTTTCAACGTAAGATTATTGGCTGTGATATCGTTAAGCGTGGCATTGGCACCGGATATGGTACCTTTCAGGGTAAGGTTGTTCGCGGTGATATCATTCAGTGTAGCCCCCGCCCCGGTAATGTTGCCCTTCAACGTAAGGTTATTAGCAGTAATGTCGTTCAGGATGGCGTCAATACCTGAGATATTGCCTTTTAATGTCAGATTATTAGCTGTGATGCCGTTCAGCGTAGCATCCGTGCCCGTTATGCTGCCCTTTAGAGTCAGGTTGTTTGCCGTGATGTCGTTCATCGTCACACGCCCGTTTGTATCGACCACGAAACTGCCGTTGATGATGGTCTTTCCCGTAAAGTTTATCCGGTCAGCCTCGATTGTAGCATTGGATATCAGCCTGCCCGCTTCGCCTTCGGTGATGAACGCGCTGATTTGAGCACGCCTGACGATATCACCGTTGGGGTCGACCTTTTCCGCAAACATGGTGGCGATATTGCTTTCCGTCACTAAACCGGCTTTGTCGATATTGGTAATGTTACCTTTGGAATCGAAGGTTATCTTCTGCACGAACTGGTCTATACGGCTGGCCGTCTGGCTAATGGCTGAGGTGTGCTGTTCCACGGTACCCTTCAGGCTGTTTGTGGCGGTCACCATACTTTCTATCTTCTCGGCAGTCACATGAAAGCTGCCTGCATGGGCGAACAGCTTGCCGTCCAGGTCAGAGACGGACGCACTGAAGTCTGCACGAAGACCGCGGGCCGATATGTCAATAGCAGACTTATATGCTTCGGTGATTCCAGTCTCAAGGCCTACAAGACCGGACGTGAATTCAGATTTCAGACCACGGGCGGAGATGTCGATAGCAGAGGTGTATTCTTGCGTTATACGACTCTCAGTATTCGTCAGGTCCTCCGTGAACTTCGCTTCAAGGTTGCGCGCGGTAAGCAGGAATTCACTGTGATACTCTTCAAGCTTGCCTGCCGTGCTTCTGATTTCGTCAAGGTTCGCCTGAATCTTCTTGTCTGTAAGTTCAAAACGCATATTGAATTCCTCGCGCAAGTCAGCAAGAGCATCATCGGTTAGCGTAAGTGCATACAAGTACATGTCACCGGTAAAAGACATGTGGAAATCACCGGTTCCGTTCCACTTACCGGTTATCTCCATCTGTTTGAATTCAGTACTGGGATATAGGTCCTTAGAAAAGGAAATCGGGGTGTATTCCTCAAAACCTTCTTTGTTCTCGTTCTTGAAATGGAAGGCAAGAGTGCCGGGGCGCTTCACCAGATACTTGAAAGAGATAGTGAACTGCCGGGGGCGCTTGAGTTCGTCGAAGGTCTCAAAATCCGGATGGCGGTAAAAGTCTGAGTTGACCTGCTCGATATAGCTGTTCTTAAGGCGTAGCACATTCTTTGCGCGTTCGCTTACTATATCGGCGAAAGATTCCTTGTTCGCATAGAAGTTACTGTTGAAGTACAGCAGCCGACCGTCAACTCGGAAGATGCGTATGTTGCTGCTACCGGTCCAGTACTGCATGTCAGCGGCAAAAGACGCATTGTTAAGGTAATTGTTCAGGGCATTGATTTCATCACGCACGGATGAGATTTCAGACTTGATAAGTCCTTCAATGACAGTGAACATTGTCAGGATGTCCTCACCGGCCATCGTAAGGAATCGCCCTTTGATTTCTACGCCACCTTCCGGTGTGTACTTGATGTAAGTGCTCTCATCACGGGCGCCGATATAGGAAGTACCGTACACTTTCATGTAGGCATGCCCGGTGGATTTGTCAACACCGAAGGAGATTACATCTTTCCCCGTTAGGTTGAAGTCGTCAATGCCGGTGTAGAAAGTTATAGACGGGGATGTCTCGTTGGTAGACGATAGCACGATTGCGCTTTGAAGGTCTACATCTGTACGGTGGCCCAATCCTATAATGTCATCGCCCGCTTGGGGAACATCGCTGTCCTCATCGCAGATGGTCTTGGACAAATCGATGTAGTCACGTCCCACGGCCACAACCTCACGCCAATAGTAGCGATTGGAGGCATTAAGAGTGGTTCCTTCGACGATGTTGCACTCCTTTGCCTGCGCCAGCGAGCCTACACTGAACTCGTTGGCTATCGCCTCACCGTCCTGCTCGGCAAGAAAACTGCAGCGGTAGACGTCTTCCAGTTCCTCCACGCGGATGCACTTCATACCGGCATGGGTGATTATTTGTTCACCGCCTACATGGGTAGCTCTCTTGACTTGCAATTCATCAAAGACGGCCTTTATCTTCACATATAGACGGTCAACGACAGCCTGCGAGGTGCCGTCCTTGCGTACCGTGATACCGCTGCCGTTCTTGCCTATCAGCAATCCCTTCAAAAAGTTTATGATTTCTTCCGCTACGTCGCTTGCGTCCTTGCGGAGGAACATTCTCAGGGTACGCAAGGCTGAGAACACATTGAAGTTGCTTGCGGCCGTAGCGTCGTTGGTCTTGATGACATAGATGTTGCTTCCTCCCGAACCGGTGAAGGTCTGTCCCTTAAAAGTCAACTCTTCGACTTGCGTTTCAATATCGGAAATGCGGGAATAGGCGGTGCTTTCGCCAATCGTATACTGCGGGGAATCGTAAGGCTTGTCGAGGTTGATTTCAAAGCCGATGACACGGGACAAGCGCCCGTCCTTGAAGTAGGCAGGATTGACAAGGTTGATGCGCTGTCCTATGTCAAAGCTGTGATTTATTTGGTCTTTGTGTACCCAGATGGAGTTGAGCGTAGCCGTATAGGTGCCGTCGTCGATGCAGGTCTTTGCCACGTACTTCTTTGCAGTGGCAAGCAGTTCCTCTTCGGCAGCAGCCACCAGCCCAAGTTCGGTTATCTTCTCGGCATTCCAACCAGACAGTACATACTTGTCACCTTTTGAAGGGAACAACACTTCATCCGGCAAGGAACGGCCGTAGTCTTCATTCTGTACAATCTCCCAAAGTTGGGCATCAGGATTCCATGTGCCGTCGTCGTTCTTTTCGGTCAAACCAAGAGGATTAAAAGCTACGCCGAACTCCATGCCGTTGAGCTTGCCGGATTCGAACCTGATTTTGAGTTCCTGTCCTTCAAGGATGTATTCCTTCGAGAAGTTGATGCCTGAATCCTTGAACCGGTAGAAGGTAGCTTTTGTCTTTGTACCATCTTCATTATCTACCTCGCTCTCATAAAAGCTTACACCGGTGATTTCACCTACTCTTTTGGGGCAGATGTCATCAAATACAACAACGGCTTCGACAGCTTCCAAATCGGTCAAGCCCTCGTGGGCATCCACGTATGGAGTGCCTGCCGGAAGCATAAGGCGCTTCTGGACGATACCGTTGACAACAGCGGTCTGGTCTACCGGGCGATAGTTGGTAGGGATGTTTCTTGTTGAACCGAACGCATAGATTCTTGTAGCATAAGTACCCTTGCTATCACTCCGGCTCATGTCCTTGGCTTCCTTATCCAGTTCTATCTTAACAGCATCGGAGAACTCACAGCGTCCGAAGTTGATTACATGGTCCGTTACCCAACAATCACAACCCCAGTTATCAGCCATGCTGAACATAGCATCAATGAGGTTGGTATTGTCATAGGTCATCAATTTGGAGGAGTTCTCGACACTATCGTCAATGGAAAACACGAAGTCTTTTCCCTCATATTTATAACCAAGAGCTTTCAAATTGCGAAGGAATACACCCATCTGGACATCCAGTGAAGCGGTAAGGGACCAGGACGCTTCCAGTCCTCCGTACTCCGGGGTGTACTTGAATATCTTTGTTTTCCACTTGAAATAGTAAGCGTCAAAACGAAGTTCATAGGAGTAGCCTCCGTTCTTGTAGGTCGGATAGGGAATATCTACAATCTGATAGATTTTTGCCAATTTACCGCCCATGGAGGCATCGAGTACCCCACGCAGGTCAACGTAATCACCTACTTGGAAATCGACTGGGGACAGAGTATTAAAAGGTAGTACGACATAGTCCTCTTTCATTAAAGAGAACTTGCCTTTTGCACCGGGATTGATACCAGTTGAAAAGCGGGTATTGCCTTGTATGTCCTTAATATCTATCATGTAAACAAAGGTCGGACATAAAAAAAAGAAGCCCTAAAAATTAGAGCTTCCATACACGACAATGAATTTAATGTCGTAAATTTCTAGCCTACAACACGGTTAGATGGATTATACTCACAGAATTTGGCTGATATTTTCCCAAATGTCCGGTCTAAGCTTTGGGCATAAGAAACGCTCTTTCCTAAATATAGCAAATGATAAATATCACTACTGTTCTCAGGAATCTGAATATCAATTTTACCTTTGTAAAGTTCTTCATAAAAAGCTGTTTTCTTTGCCTGATAATCGGCAGGAGAATCACCTTCTACTGTAAAAACAAGAGTTAACTCACGCTCATCAAGCTTGGGGTTATCCATAAGAACTTGTTTCCCATGTTCCAAGCGTGATTTATTCTCTATAAACTCTTTCAGAGGTACCGGTGCTCCCAGTACATCAAGAAAGTTATCTCCCATTCTAACACCCCACTCTTTTAGGGCTTCTCTTCCGTTTATTATTAATTCTGCCATAACTATTATAGATTCTTTATATCCTGCTTGATATCATTTGTATTATCGAGTATTCGCGGACTATTCTTGGCAAGAATAACAGAGTTTTCAAGTATATCTCTACGGTCCATGTTACCTTCTACTTGGAATGTTCTCATTTCATCTACGATTCTTTCCATATTGGAGACTTTATCGGTCAATGCCTTTATGTCCTCTGTCGGGAAAACAATATGTACCTGCGACTGATAGCCGCTCGCTATTGTCTCTTTGGCTCTATCTGCGAAATTAGGAGTTCCAGATAACAAAGCTGGGACATCCCCACTTCTAAGATTGAGCAATGAAAGTTTGCCATTGATGGATGAAAGTAAACCGGTCTGTTGAATGGACTGGTTCTTTATTTCTTCCCCGGCAACCTGCAAAGCTGTAAAACGTCCGTTAAGTTCTTCGCCGGTATCTTGTGACATGGCTTCAAAACCCTTGCTACTCGCCTGCTGTAAAAACATGGTTCCAAAGAACTGGTTGATGGCATCAACTTCTTTCTTCATGTCGTCAACCATCGTCTGTTTCATGGAGTCGAGGAGCTGCTTTTCTTCGGAAGTCAGGTCGTCATCTCCCATGGCCTTTTTCCACTCATTGTACCACTTCTGCATCTGCGGTTTGAAGTTCTCCACATACATGGCCTTAATCAAAGCCTTGCGCATGTATTCGCTCATGTCATCGGAAATATCCTCCGCTGTGGCCTCTATATCGTACAAGGAATTCAGAATACCATCAGAGAACGACTCCCATTCCTGCTCAGCTTCATTACGGGCGTTCTCCGCTTCCTGGGCGGCTTCTTCCGCACGGTTGATGGCTCCCGTATCAAGAGTGGGGAAAAGCTTGTTAGCCGCATCCACAATGTCGACACCGGCTTTCTGAATTTCGGCTATCATCTCGTCCAGAGTCTTGCGCTCGGCCGTATCAATGGCACCGTCTTTCATAAATTCGGTATATTTGTCATACCAGGCCTGAATCTGAGGCTGGAGCTGGGCAGTAAACATGGAATCCACCAAGGCATTGCGCATATATTGATAGATATTGTCGGCTATGTCCTCGGCGGTAGCTTCTGCGTCATAGAGCACACTCTTGATACTGTCGGAGAAAGAGTTGAACGCTTTCCTTACCTCCTCTCCAGAGTCTTTCCACGCGTCACTGATTTCCCCGGCAGCATCGGCGACCTCCTTGCTCAACCCGTCAATGTCATTCTTGATGTTTGTACGCTCTTCATCGGTTACAAGTCCATCCTCTGAGTATTCCTTCCATTTTTCCCAGATGGCCTTGATACGCGGTTCGTACTGTTCAAGGTACATTGCCTCAATAAGCTCTTTCCGCATGGAATCGGAGATATTCTTGGCAACAGTCTCAGCAGTAACTTCCGTATCATACAAGGAACTTAATATTCCATCGGAGAATGATTTGAATTCCTCCTCAAGTTCTTTCTTTAGGTTGCTCTCAGTAATGCCAAGAGTATCACTCAGAATATCCTTAGCGGCCGTAATGTCGTTAGCCAACTTCTCCGCTTCGTTTCTTAACGCATCCTTTTCAGTGCCGGTTATGTCACCGTCAGACATGGCTTCCTGAACCTTCTTGTATAACTCCTCTATCTGCGGTTGGAAGCTATCGGTGAACATCTTATCAACCATCTGCTGACGGATGTACTCAAAGATGTTATCTGTCACATCCTCGGCAGTGGCTTCGACGGAGGACATGGCAGACTTGACGCTATCAACAAACGACTGCAAGTCTTCGGCGTTCTTCAGCTTGTCAGCAAACAAACTATTAACGTCCTCTACGCCCTTCATCATCTGCTCAATGTATTGGTCAATCCGAGAGCCGAGTTGTACCATGTCACTCTCGGACAATCCGTCTTTGGAAAGCCCTTCAAAGGTCTTGTACAACTCTTCCATCTTGCTCTTGTACTCCTTTTCATACAGAGCGTTAATCATTGCCTGACGGAAGTAATCATAGATATTATCAGAAACATCCTTGGCCGTCACATCAAGGGAAGTAAGAGAACTCTGCATACTACCGATGAAATCCTCATAGTTATCCGTGCTACTGTCGGTATCCTCTTTGGTCCATCCGAAAATTTCCGCAAGCTTGTCACGTTCGGCAAGTGCGGAACCGGCAATTGCGTCATACTGCTTCCGAAGAGCCTCCATCTCCTCCTTCGTAATGCCTCCTTGGTCTTTATTGGCCTGGGCAAAGGCATCGTACCACGTTTGAAGGTCCTCGGTAAATTTGTTGCCTACCATTGTGGTAAGCACGGCACGCTGCATATATCCGCTGAAACTGTCAGAAAAGTCTTTCGCGGAACTGCCCATATCCATGAGGGTATCCACAAAACTGTCGAAAACGCTATCGAACGTTGTCTGTGTCAGTTGTTCACTAATCTGGTTCTGAATATCCTCAATCCTTTCCTCTCCATCTATAATGCCGTTCAAATATTCTTGCACGTCACCGTCCATCTTCGCCCAGAAGGCAGGAGCTTCGGATTTAAGTTTCTCCAATTGCTCAACAGTGAGGTCAAACAGTCCGGTCATTCTTCCGGTCCCGACAAACTCTTTGGCGGCATTGACTGACATGTCGAGTGCGTCGGCAATGTCCTGCCAGTCGCTTGACGAGGTGTTCTTTGCCATCCGCTTGCCAATGGAATGGGAACCTGCGGATGCACCGGAATTAAGACGTTCTTTTCCCAGTAGGCGATATGCCTCAATTTGCTTTTCAACAAGGCCAAGCGCCTCTTCTCCTACCTTGTCTGCCTCCATGCCGTAGGAAATGCTGATGTATTCCTGCTTCTTGTCTATCAGTTCATCCCATATCTCATTGAGCCTGGTGTACTCCTCAACCATCTCGTTATAGTGGGAATAATCGGCACCGAACATCCCGTCCAATGCGGACACTACAGAGGAAATTCCAGAAACCGCACTCATTGCGCCTCCGACAATATCACCCGACATGATTTGCCCGACCCCGGATGCCGTTTGTCCTAAGCCGCCAAGCGCATCAATGGCACTTGTTATCTTGCTATCGTCAAATCCGAATATGTCGGCGATACTTGAGCCGAACTCATTCAATGCAGGAGCAAAAGACGTCACAGTATTTCCTACATCGGTGATGCCTTGACTGATTTTTTTGGAATCGTTGCCACCCTTTTTTATGGCTTCTATCCCTTTCTTCAAGTCAGAGACGAAAGCCTGCCACGGTGATTTTCCTTTAAGTTCATCCTTTAACCCTTTGATTGCGTCTGTAACATCCTTGATGGATATTTCCCCTTTTTCTATCCTTTCAATGTCTTTATCGGTAAAGCCTATTCCTTTCAAATCAGCAATAGAAATGTCTTTATCAGTACCGGACATGTATTTGATAAGGATTTCGTATTTGTCTATGATGGACTGAATAGCGGAAACCGATTTGTTACTCGCATCCTCGAATAAGTCTGCCATCGCCTTAGTGGACTTTCCATATTGCTCATCGAGCTGTTCTATGGCTTTACTTTTTTCGGCTTCCTTGATGGCATATTCAGGACTGTCCTTTTGTAATTTGGCTAACTCGTCATTGTACTTCTGAACGAGGTTCTTCCGTTTTTCTTGGTAATTTCCGTACTCAATGAAATACTCCTGCCATGCTTTTTTGTCGGCTTCAAGTTTGGCTTTACTTGTTGAATCAATATCGCTTTCTCTTTTTTTAGCGGCATTAGAAGCCCATGTGCCAAGTTTCTCCTCTTGTTTATCTGTCAGTTTTCCACCTTGCTCCGTTTCCCAATCCTTGCGCTGTTTTTTAATAGCATCCAGTTCTTTTCGATAGTCCAAGTCAATCTGAGCCAGCTTCTTTTCAGTACCATCCTCCATGAGGTTGATTTCATCCTGCTGGTTTTTCCGACGAATGGAAAGGAGTTGTTCGGCAAGCAGTTCTTGCTGTTTGAGTTGCTTGGCGGCTTCTTTCTTGGCTTGATTTTCCTGCTTAGTCAACGAGCTTCCAGTAATTCCTCCTAAGTCTTTATATTTCTTTTCGGCAGCTTCCATCTTGCCTTTGGCATCTTTCACCTGCTCCGATGTAGCTTCTTGGTCTTTAAGTAATACTTCATAACCTTTCTTTGCCTTTTCCCAATCGGCTTTAGCTGCTGCAAGGTCTTGTTGGTAAGTAGTCTTATTCTTTTCGGTTTCAATACGGGTTTGTTTTGTTGATTTAGCCGTATCTATAAGATTTTTAATGTCTTTTACCTCATAAATTGCTTCATCAGACAAAGAACCTTCCACGTCAATTGGAAGTTTCATCTTTACTTTTCCATTCCCATCTTTTCCTTTGATTCGTTTTTCAAGTTCAGAAATATATTCGTCAAACTTGCTAATATCAACATCTTTCAAGCTTGATATGAATTGCTCTGATATACCCTTTCCTCTCTCAACAAGAAATTCGTCTCTGTAAAAACGAAGTTCCTTTAGTTTGCTAATTTCCTGCTGGGTTAGTTTCCCACCATTAATTTGTTTTGCGGAAAGTGTGTTTTCATAATCAGAAACCGCTTTATTAGCTGCTTCAAAATCTTTTGCAACTCTTTCTCCGGCTCGTTTTGAATCTTCCTCGGCAATCTGCCTTTTAAGTTCAAGAATATCCGCTAACTTGATGCTCTCTATGTCGTACTGGGAGAATATCTTCGGGTATTCCTTGCGTAATTCTGCCAAACTTTGCCCACGTTGCAAATCAGCCAAAGCAATATCACGAGAGCTTTGAATAAGACCCTCTATTTTTTGTTTACGTTCTTTCTCTTGTTTTGCCGACTCTTCTTGTTTCTTGTTGAAACGCTCTTGTGCCTTTTCAGCAATGGATGTATTATCTGCCAATGTCCACATAGCAATCCCAAGAGAAACTATGGCAGTTCCAGCTAATACATAAGGATTCATTGCGAGAACTTTGTTATATGTAGCTTGAGCAACAGTAGCAGCTTTGGTTGCTGCAACCTTTCCCCATATAGCCTTTGTAAATCCTTGCTCAACAATGGAGTTCACCAATAGCCCAGTTCTATAAACACCATATATTGAAACGAGAGCCAATACACTTTGCCCTATAACTTCGTAGTTCTTAACTACAGTATCAGCAACAGATATACTTCCTGAAATCAAATTTTGATTAGCAAGTCCTATCTCAGCCAAAGCAGTAGTTATTGTATCTTCAAAGTTTGACATTTGTCCCTCAATAGTCTTTGCAATAGCTTCCGTAGAGCCTTCAACGCCTTTCAT